GACCTTTCACACGGCTGTGTTTATCCCCACCCAGCTTTATGAGGAGTTCAGGAAACTGGTCATCAAGTTGGAGCCAAAAATAGCTGAGATAAAAAATGCTGTACAAAACTAAAGGCCCGATGGGCAAGACCATGCATCGAACCAAGCCCCTCCTTATCACAGCTAAGGAGGGGTACTCACGTCCAGACCCAGGCAAGGCATGGTTTCAAACTACCACCACGGTGTGGCGGGTGGATGAAATCATACGCAGGCGGGTCAGGGACTGGCGCAGGCTATTGGGCGAAACAGGCCACACCGGCACCCGCACTGAAACCATGAGGGCTGATCATGACTCAGTCTACACCGGTACTCACAGCGTATTTCCTGCTCCTCTGGTGGAGTGGGTTTTGCTACGCTACGCTCCACCTACGTGTCGCGTACTGGACGCTTTTGCTGGCGGTCCTCCTCGCGCTGTTGTAGCAGCTATCATGGGCTATGAATACGTAGGCTTCGAAATCAGGCAGGAGCAGATAGATGAAAACATGGCAACACTCGCTGAGTTGGGTCTCAGTGGCAGCCGCTTTATCCTTGGCGACGGCTGTGAGTTGGGCAAAGATGCTGGCCTATTTGATATGGCACTGACTTGCCCTCCTTACCATAACCTTGAGAAATATAGTGACCTGCCCAACGACCTCAGCAACCTAAAAACTTACAATGAGTTTAACGAAGTCATGGGGGAATGTGCTTACGCTCATTTAAAACACATGAAGCCGGGGGCCTTCGTCTGTATTGTGGTTGGCCCGTTCCGCGACAAGAAAACGGGTGAGTTAATTGATTTTCCGGCGCACACTGTGATGAACTTCCGGGAAGCTGGATTTATCTATTGGCAACAGATCGTGTTATCAAAGAATTTTGCAAGTGCTGCTAAGCGCTCTACCAACGCATGGAAAGGGCACAAGCTGGTCCCTGCCCACGAATTTCTCCTCATATTCAGGACACCAAAATGAACAGGAAAGAGCTAGTTGAGAAGCTTGGGATGGCCAGTCAGGCACTGGCCAAGGATAACTTAATACCAATCTTCAAATGCTTTGCCTTCACCGAAGAAAATGTGATGGCCTGTAACGACACCCTAGCCATCACATCGCCATGTGTGACGGACATGGCATTTTGCGTACATGGGGAAACCCTCAAAGGGCTGCTTGAGAACAGTCATTCAGAAACCGTAGAATTCAGCATCAAAGATGATGACCTGATTGTCAAAGCTGGAAAATCAACCTTCAAACTGCCTTGGTTCCCGGTTGAGGATTTCTTGTGGCTGGTACCAAACGATGAAGTGAAGGCAAAGTTTAACTTAGATGCAGACTTTATTACCGGGCTAGAAGCCTGTTTGCAGACGGCTGGTACGGACACAGCACGCGCCGCCCTGATGGGTGTTCAGTTCACCAACGGCACCATGTACTCCACTGACGGCGATGCCCTCACACGGTTCGTCACAAATGCCAAGGTCAAGCATGCTTTCATGCTCCCCAGCAGCTTCTGCAATGCCCTGATCAAAATAACCAAAGAATCTGAAGCCACTAAAGGGCTGGTCGCCATCAGCGAAGAATGGGCAAAGGTGGAGCTGGACAGCAAGTACACTGTCTATGGCAGGCTGATGGTCAATGATAACCCCATAGACCATGAGGGGCTGATCAAAAAGTCCATTAAGACCAAGCCTCAATACATCAAATTTCCAGGCGGGCTGCACCAAGCCCTATCCAGGGCCAGGGTGGTGGCTGATGCTGAGTCCGCCAAAACTGTATTCACCGTGGAAGCTGGTCGGTTAAAGTTGCTGACAACAACATCGATGGGTGTTATAAACGATGTCTTGCCCTTCACTGGCCACAGTGACGTGCAAGCTAATGTTTCAGCTGAACGTATCCAACAGTGCATCAGCCTGTGTGATGAAATGTCGGTGGCTGAAAACTGTTGCACGTTCAGACTAGGCAGCACGTTGTTCATCCTGTCAGGTAATCTAGGAGCATAAGGTGGCAGACAAAACACTAGTTGACATCGCCGCTGAGATTCGGGGTGAAACAGAAAAGTCGTTGCGGTTGCACGATGGTACCAAAACTGAGTGGGTGCTAAAATCTCAGGTTGAGGATAATGGTGATGGCACATTCACAATGCCCATGTGGCTTGCTGAGGATAAAGGGTTCATTTAGGTGTCATTCTTTTTTTCAAAGCAGGGCCGCAAGGCTGCTGCGCCTGCTGGTAAGCCTATGGTTGCCCAGCGTAAGGCTGTTAACGTGGCGGCGCTGCGCCGTTTAGGCTGCGCCGCATGCCCACTGAACAAGGCTGACGTACAGTCACCAAAAATGCTGCCGACGCTGGCCAAGCAAACCCAAGTTTATTTCCTAGCTGAAGCACCAGGGAGGGATGAAGATGAAAACACGGGAAAACCGCTTACGGGTCCCAGTGGTACTCTACTTAGGCAGTGCATTCCTAGTGGCTCTGTGGCTCAATGTTCTTTTGACAACGTGTGCAACTGTCGGCCCCCAGGTAACCGTACACCAGTTTGGCAAGAAATAGAATGTTGCCAGCCCAGACGGGTTAAATTCATAGAGCAGGCCAAGCCCAAACTGATTGTCGGCTTGGGCGCAGTACCGTTGCAGGCTATATTAGGGTCCGGTGACCTGGCCGGGATGCGCGGCAGGCTGTTTGCAGTTAAAATAGGCAACCACGAATGCTGGTTCATGCCTACCTACCACCCGTCATTCATCTTGAGGATAGCCTATGACAAGAAAAAACCCCTCAACTCCAAGCTCGGTCACTGCTTCAGGATGGACATCAAGCGCGCTTGTGAGACAGCTGGAAACCTTGAACCAGTTCAGGTTGGCACTGAACAAGATATCAGATCAGGGGTGCAGTGCTTTGACGGATCAGATCCCAGCCATTACGGAAAATTATGTGCGCTACTTGATCATGCTGGCAAGGCTGACACCATCGCCGTCGATATCGAGACCAAAGGACTCAGACCCTTCAGTGACGGCGCAGCCATCATGTCTATCGCCGTATCAACTGAAGAGGCTAATTTCAGCTTTGCAGTCAGTCATCCAGGAGTATCCTTGGATGTTCGACAACAAGGAAACATTATTAGATTATGTAAGGGGCTATTTGGACGGGGTGGGCCAGTTAAGATTGCACATAACGCCCCCTTCGAGCTTGAGTGGTTTATATGGCTTTTTGGCCGGGAGATCGTTAACCATGCGAATTGGGAATGCACTCAGATGCAGGCCCATTTCTTGGATGAAAGGCGTGGTAAGCAAGGTCATGGCGATGATGACCGGCGTGCCCCATACCAAAGTTTAGACTTTCTGGTAAAGCAGCACTTCGGCATCAAGTACAAGTCCTTGTTCAAGCTGAACAAAAAGGATATGTCAAAATCCGACCTAGGTGAGATACTGATTTATAACGCCCTGGACACCAAATACACCCTCAAGCTTTACCACGCACAGACCAAGCTGCTTAAAGAGCGCGGCCTGCATGATGCCTACCTTGAGGCGCTGCCACGGCAGTCCAGCGTTGCCCTGATGCAGACCCTTGGGGTGCTGGTGGACCAGGCTGAAGTCAAACGTAACCAGCGCAAGTTGGGAGCTGAGATTGAGGCCCTAGAAGCTGAGATAAACACCCTGCCAGTGGTACGGGAATACAGAGCTGACCACCGTGAAGTCAACTTCGCAGCAGGGCCTGATACCCTCAACATCTTCAAGGATTACCTGAAGCGCCCTGAAGTGCTGGTGACCCCTGAGAAGCATGAAGTGCATGACTACAATGTGGCATCCAAAGCCAAGCGCAAATATGACGAAGCCCCGGTAAAAGCCAAATATTCGGTGGACAAAAATGTACTGGGTAGAATTGATCACCCCCTCGCCAAACTCATTGTTGACTTACGTAATCGTACCAAACTCAAGTCAACATACGTCGACGGCCTGGAGTTGGGCAAGGGCGAATTTGTATATCCAGATGGCAGACTGCATTGCCATTTTAACACGACTTTCGCTGAAACTGGACGCACGAGCAGCGACGAAGTTAATATGCAAAACTTCCCCCAGCACAGAGACGCCTGGATCAGGAAGCAGATTGTGGCTCCAAAAGGCCACGTCTTGGTGGCGTTCGATTATGGGCAGCTAGAAGGCTGCACCGCCGCCATGGTCAGCAAGGATAAGGTTTTGGTAAAAGCCCTTTGGGAAGACTATGACATTCACATGGAGTGGGCACGCAAGCTGTCTGAGAAGTACCCGGCCATAGGCCCGGCAGATGCAGACCTCAGACAACAGGTCAAAGGGAAGCTGGTATTTGCTGCCTTCTTTGGTGCATCGAACAAGTCAATAGCCAGTCCAGCATACCTCAATACACCAGAAGAAATAATTGATGACCTGATGGATGAATTTTGGGAGTCTTTTGATGGCTTGGCTGAGTGGCAAGACGCCCTCATGAAGCAGTATTACGAAACTGGTTGGGTGCCATCCCCCACCGGCAGGCGTCACCATTACCCATTGACCAGGAACCAGGCAATAAACTTCCCGGTGCAGTGCTTCGCTTGTGACATTGTTTGTCACGCCATGAATGAACTGTCCTGCATGGCAGTCGAATCCGGCCAATGGCATTTGCACCCGGTGCTGAACATTCATGATGATTTAAGCTTCGTTATTCCTGACGATGACCAGGTATTGGAAGAGGCAATCCCCGCAATCTACAAGGTCATGCTCACACCGCCTTACAAGGAAGTGAATGTGCCGTTATCGGTCAAAGTCTCAATAGGGCCAGATTGGTACGGCATGCAGGAAATAGGCAAGTTTTGGAGTTATAAAGATGTCTGACATGGCCGTGGCCATAATCTATTTAGTTGCCGGTGTGATTGTCACATGGGTACTGATTTGTGCTAGACGTACCAACAAAGCACAATTGGCCCTAATAGTTTGGCTCACCACGCTTGAAAAAGTGAGAATGCGTGAGGGGTTAGAGCATAACGAGGATTTTTTGCGCCCGTTTGATCGTGTCAGCTTCTATCGCCATTTTGTGTACCTGTTAACCTTCCGCAACCCAATGAGGCTCTATGACCGCTAATAGCTTGCACACCAAGTACCGTCCATTGACGTTTGAAGAAGTACTGGGCCAAGATGGAACTGTTGCTTCGCTCAAACAGGCAATCAAAGGAAACCGTGCCCACAGCTACATCTTTACGGGGCCGTCAGGTACCGGCAAAACCACCCTAGCACGTATCCTGGCCAATGAGTTTGCCGGGGGTCAGGCTACCGTAGCCAACATCGAGGAAATAGATGCCGCGTCTAATTCTGGGGCTGACGCTATTAGAGATATCGTTGGCCGTAGCAATTATCGTGCTATCGGTACTTCTGGGGTTAAATCTATCATCCTCGATGAAGCCCACAGGCTGTCAGCAGCAGCATGGACAATCCTCCTCAAGCCAATAGAGGAGCCGCCCAGGCATGTGTACTGGTCGCTGTGCACTACCGAACCAGGAAAAATACCCAAGACCATCCAGACTAGGTGCCTGAAATATGATCTCAAACCAGTAGCGGAGGAACTGATTTATGAGCTCTTACAATCTGTGGCTGAGGTTGAGGGGTTTGAAACCACCGACGAAATCCTTGCGGCGCTTGCCGAAGATGCAGGCGGTAGCCCACGCCAGGGTCTGGTTTGGTTGGAAGCCTGCGCCCATGCGAAAAGCGTCAAAGAAGCCCGTATTATCATACAAAGTGCAACGCAAAGCCGTGAGGCGATTGATTTGGCACGTTGGCTTCTCAGCGGGCGCGATCAAACATGGGCCGAAGCGGTTAGACTTGTCAAAGCCCTCGAAGGTACTGATCCGGAGAGCATCAGGGTGGTATTGGTGAATTATTTTGCCGCCGTCTTGATGAACACTACTGGTGACGACAAGGCACGGCAGGTGCTGGCGCTTATGGAACCGTTCAGGGCGTCCTTCAATTCAAGTGACCGCATGGCCCCGTTGCTGTATAGCATCGCGATGGCCATCAACCTGGATTACCGGCCATGACCGTAGACATTGACGAGTTCAGGAAATACCTTCGCATAGACAAGCAGGC